GCACGAATTTGAAGAAAGAGTTGGTTTTCAAGTACCAGAAGAGGAATTTAACAAAATCAATGCGATGTATCTTGATGCAGGTCAAAATATCGATAAAGATGTATTCTGCAAAGACTATAAAAAGCATTGTGATAGCCTCCTCCTCAAAATCTTCTATATTCAGAGTTGCAACCTGAGAGAAGAGTTAGAGGATTACTTTGAAATGGTCGAGTTTCTTATCGGCAAATCGAGAGCTTATGATGATACCGATTTCCGTCGCAAGGCAGTAAAGCTCGTGGGAGAGAGAAAAGTCGTCTTGACCACAATGGAGATGGGTCTCCCTCTTTGGGAAGAGGATATGAAGTTTATCAAAGAGAATTTAAGATAATAATCAGGGGAGGGCAACCTCCCCACAAATCAACGCAACTATGAAAGAGTATTCAATTTACATCAAAGATGCACATAATTGTGATGCAGAGTTTGACCTCGATACAGAGGCTGTAATCGCCGAATTTGAAGCTAACGGCTTCAAGGTAACAGAAGAGGCTATCGCTCATAACTTCAATGCTTGGTTGGGCGATTATAAGAGCGGCTATCGAGACGAAGAAAACGGTTATTTCCTATTCACTCCTTGCGGTTGTAATCAACTGAGATTTGAAGCAATGGAATTGATAGACGGAGCAGATTATCAAACAACTTATATAGCTTAAACTATGACAAGAGTAACATTCTTTCTAAATGGCGAGGAGGTCGCCTTTGTAGAGGTTTATCCCTCTCAGTTCGACAGGTTCATTATCATTATGTCGAGACTATGCAAATATGCGGCTCATTTCGGCTATAACATTCAATACTCATACGAGAAAAAAAGTAAATAACTTATAAAAATTCAGAGATATGGAAACAACAATGGAAAACAAATTCTTCGATTTCGAGAAAGCAAAGGTTCAGGTTCTTACTCTTGACCAGTTAGAGAGAACCCATAAGGAAAATGATGTGTACGGAAATCCTCTCAGAGGTATCTATCACTACTCTTTGTTACAAGAGATTATTCAGATGTGTAATGAGCAGAACTACAATGTAAAGGTTTATGACCTCTTCGCAGCTCAGAATAAAGACCGCAATACTCCAGGTGTGGTCTTACTCCCTCAGGTTGAAGCTCAGTTCGGAGAAAGAGCTGTTGAAGCTCATATACTCCGCAGAGTCTTTGCAAATATCCGCATTACCGATTTCGATGATGAAGAGAATACAACCAATCTCGCAGTCGCATTTCATCAGAAAGGAATACAGGTCGGTTTCGGCGATATGGTCAAGATTTGCCATAATCAATGCTTGTTATCTCCTGATAAGTATATCGCTACTTATTCAGATAAGGGAACAGGGCGAGGCAATGGAGTGAGTATTCCTGAGCTTCTCGATACGGTCAAATCGTGGTTACTTGATGCTCGTCATATCATCGTAACCGAGCGTGAGAAAATCGAGAAGATGAAGCAAATCGAGGTATCGGCTCAGCAGATGTTTACTCTTATCGGTATGCTGACAGCTCTTCGTGTGAAATGTGATACTCATATCACGGAAATCAAAGAGAACCGAGTATATCCGCTTAATCAGGCTCAAATCTCACGCCTCACAGAAGATATGATGTATCGCTATTATCAGAATAACCGAGTATCGGTTTGGGATTTGTATAACGGAGCAACAGAACTCTACAAGGCTAATGCTATGGATATTCCTGCACTCTTGCCTCAGAACCGAGCTTTTGTGCAATTTTTGGACGAACAATTTGGTATAATTTAGCTATGAGAGTTTGTAGTATATGCGGAAAGGAACTTCCTTTGAGTTCCTTTCACCGCTCAAAAAGTCAGCCTCTCGGATATGCTTATAGATGCAAAAAATGTATTTACGCATTATCTCGAAAGAATAGTATTGTTCAGGATTTGCCTAATGAAGAGTGGAGAACTATTGGGGTTGATAATAATTTTATGGTGTCTAATTTCGGTCGTATAAAGAGAATAAAAACACAATCGGGTAATGATACAGAGAAATTGTTAATCGCCTCAAAAATCAGCGATAGAAATCCTTATCAAAAGATTTCATTAAGCGGAAAGATATTCTACATACATCGTCTTGTAGCCGATGCTTTTATCCCCAATCCTTATAATTTACCTCAGGTTAATCATAAAGACGGAAATAAAGCAAACAATATCGCTGATAATCTTGAATGGGTAAATCGAAGCGAAAATGCGTTGCACGCATATAGAGAACTTCGCATTATTCCAAGCGGAATAGGGAAATATGGAGAAAACGCAAATAGGCATCGAGCTATACTCGTATATTCTTTGAATAATGAGTTTATATGTAGATACGGAAGTATATCGGACGCATCAAGGGCAATGAATATAGATACAGGCTCTATTACACGATGTGCGAAAGGCGAATATAAAAGCACTCACGGTTTTATTTTCAAATATGAATGATTATGGGAAATACTACTTACGAATACTGCCCTCATTGCGAGACAGAGGTTGAGCTGAAAGCTGAATTAAATGTGCAGAAATGCCCGAATTGCGGAATGTATATTGTCGCCTGTTCTATGTGTGATGAATGTATATCTCCTTGCAAACTTGAAGATGAAGCAAAAAAACTCAATACTCAAAATGCAAGTAATCAGGCTTCGGATAAAAAGAACTACACTGTCAATATCACGATGCACCTCTTTCGTATGGTCGAAATTGAGGCTGCAAGTGAAGCAGATGCAATACGATTGGCTCGTGCAATGGTTCATAGTGAGGAGATTGCTTTTGATGCCAATTCTGATTGTGCAGGAATAGATGTCAATATCGATAAATAACTTATAATATGGGAGAACTTAGATTGAAATTTAGGGGCATAGATAACTTTAATCGCCCTGTATTCGTTGAAGAGGGTACTCGTAATCATTATGGAGATACCAATCATCTATTTGATTATAATTCGAGTAAGGAGTATGTAATCGGATTTTATGAACGCCGAGGATTATCCCTTAATAGATGCCTAACATATTTTGGTGGCCACTTCAATTGCGAGCCTATGGGTACACCTCTGAACGATGATGTAAATATCATCATCGTTGATTAAACACTCATTCCTGCGATTTCTGCATTTCAGGCGATAAAATCCTCATTCTTTACCTGAAAGCGTGGCAAATCGCAGGAAAAGCGGTAATTTTCCTGCGTAAAATGGAAAGTAATAAAATAATTCATCTATCTTTCAAAGAACCATTCGAGGGAAAGACTGACCTATACTTCGGCTCTTTGAAAGCAATCTACGACCAAGTTCCTCAGGATAAGGTCGGCATCGCCTACAAATCGCTAACCAATGCGATACGAGGTAAAGAGATATACGAAAATAAGAAAGTCATAATCCGCATAGGTCAGGTGCAGAGAAAGACGAGAACTTCAAAAAAGGAGGAAAAATGATAGGAGCAATCATCGGAGATATTGTCGGTTCTCGGTTCGAGTTCAATAATACCAATAGACTCGATTTCGAGTTATTCACGCCTGAGTGCAGCTTTACAGATGATACAATATGCACAATAGCGATAGCAGATGCTATACTCAATGGAGAAGATTATAAGACCTCTCTATTGAGATGGTGCAGAAAATATCCAACTCCGATGGGTGCTTATGGTGGTTCTTTCGCTCGTTGGATATTTTCATCAGACCCTCAGCCTTACGATAGCTTCGGTAATGGTTCTGCAATGAGAGTCAGTCCTATTGCGTGGGCGTTTGATAGTATAGAGGAAGTCACTTTACAAGCCGAGAACACAGCTCTCCCTACACATAATCACCCTGAGGGCATAAAAGGTGCAGTTGCAACTGCATTAGCGATATTATATGCTCGTAGGTTCGGCAAAGAGTCTATGCTTATAGCGATGACGGAGTATTATCCTCAGTGGGTAGAGCCTCTTCTCGGAATAAATCGTTTCGATGAAACTTGCCAAGGAACTCTACCTGTATGCTTAGGCATCGTCAATAAAGCTCGGAACTTTGAAGAGGCGATAAGGTATGCAGTTGCAGTCGGTGGAGATAGCGATACAATCAGTGCGATTGTCGGCAGTATTGCAGAGGGATTATATGAGATACCCTCTCATATCTATAAAACAGCTTTGAGCTATCTTCCAAAGGAAATGATAGAGGTATTATATCGGTTTGATAGAAAATATCGTTTCTTTACAGGGTATCAAGATTATTTATTATCACTTTTATAGACTATGAAAGAGAGAGATTTAATACATCACTGCCGATATTATAGAGGCGAAAGGGATAATCCATATCAGGACGATAATAAGGCGATGTTATGGATGTATGAAAAGGATTGGTTACTTTCAATGCTGAAAGGATATAACGACAGAGATAAACCCTCAATTCTTGACTCATATCTAAATGAGTATAGTCTTGCAGGATTATCGCAGTTCGAGGCTCAGGACTCAATCCCTGTAACATTGAAAGCTCTTCTATTCAACCGATATGCAAAGCAATCACATTCATTGATAAGTGCCGCTGAGGGGTTCAAAGAGTTTTATAAGAAGTATTATAAAAACGAAGAGGTCGGGTAAATCCTGACCTCTTTTGCTTTATCGGAGCTGACCTATCATTTGCAGATAGATGTTTCTTCCGTCCACTTTTATAACCTTAAATCGGCTACCTCGCTGACCTATCCATTCAAACTCGCTATTGATAGACTCTTTTGATTTTCCATCCCAAAGCTCGCCATCGTGATAAAACCTGAGATTATCAGTATAGTGCGAGAAAGGTTCTGCAAAAGCTCCTCTCGCACCCTTAGGCACGAGTATAATCATATTTATATCATCGTGAAATCCTTTACTTCTATGACAAGCAGTAGAGAGGAAAGCACCGTCAGTAAATGTATCTCCGACTGATACACCGCTTAAATCTTTTCTAAGTTCTGGGATATAGAAATTGCCTGTTCCTCGTCTTACAACCATATCCTTTGCAGTCTTAAATTTATTGAGAGCCGATGTGAGAATAGGCATATCGTGGTCATATTCGTTTTGGGTTCGACCTCCATAATAGGATAAACCTCTCAAAGGCTCATTCAGATATGAATAAGACTGAGTATATTTCGTGAGAACAACTTTCTCTTCATCGGTAAGAGTCGCCCAAACCGCCTCTGTAAGCGGTCTGAGACTATCATCCATTGCATCTACGGAATTGTTATCATAATCTTTCAGAAGCTTATCAATTGTCTTCTTATTCATCTCAGAGAATACGACTGCGCCTTTCTTTGCATCTCTACGAGCCTGTTCTGCGAGTCTCTTCTGATGCTCATTGACTGCGAGTTGTGCTTTTTGCTGAATGATTACAATATCATCTCCATTTGCAACCGCCGCCTGTGCATCGGCAAGGAACTTAGCCACATTGAGCGATTTCGGGTGTGCATCAGACCATTTCTTAACGATTTCGAGGTCTGCGATAATCGGTTTGATAGCAATCTTATAATTGACCGCATCAAGCTGTTTCATATATGCAGCCTGTGAGACTTTCCAAGTCGGGTACTGAGTATGAGGTTTAAGGTATGTTGGGTCTTCAACATACTTAATCTCTTTGGCGAGCTGTTTCTTTTGCTCTTCGAGGGTAAGACCTGAGAACTTGGCGAGTTTTGCTTCTACTGAGTCATATACCTTTTGAAGTTCTGCAAGTGTGAAAGTCTTATGCCATTTATGAGCATCAGGAATGAGAGCCGACAAAGCTTTCTCTTCTTTCTTCATTGTCGAGATTTGAGCCGCCACCACCTTAACTACGGTCTGCATACCTGATAAATCTCCGTCATCGCTATACTTTTGCAGAAGCGAATAATCAACCTCGCCATAATCCTGAGCCACTTTGAGAACATTGTTTGCGGTCTTCTTGATAAGCTCGTGTTTCTTCTTTCTCTCATTCCAACGGTTCTGTATAGCATCAATCTACTCAGGTGTTCGTGCAGCGTGGCGTATAGCCGCTTTTTCTGCGATTGTAAGAGATTTCTCGGTCGGGTTGAGTATCTCATCTATCACAGCAGAGTTATTGCGAATAAAATAAGGTTCTGTGCCTCTACTGCGAACATCGGCTATCTGGTCGGCGTGGTCTTTTACCCAACTCTTGAAAGTATCGGGGTAGGTTTTTATTTCTCGCCCTTGAACAAGTCTTTTTAATTCTGCTCGCCAATCTCCACCTTTAAGAGCAATATCCGTTAAATGAACCGTCTCCTCAGGAGGGATTGTAATAGGTGTATGGAAACAAAAACATTGAGGATGCCAACCATCAAAGACGAAATCGGAGGGATAATCACCCTGCAATTTATCGCAAATATCTTTCTTTGGGTGGCTCTTAGATAGCTGTATTCGCTGACCGAGGACAAAATCCATTTGCCGCCAACGCTCTGCATCAGAACGGCGATAGGCGATATTAGTCTCATTGCGAGTTACACGCATAGCGTTCTTGGCAGACGACTTATAAACGCCTGCGCCTGTCTTGTATGAGTCTCTATCGTAATCAATCCACTTATATTTGCCTGTTTTCTCGTCTCTGACTCGCTTTTTCCACTTCTTGCCATAAACAGGCTGCCCCTCTTCATTCTCGCCGATTTTATAGCGAAAACGGCGAAACATCAGGTCGGGGTCATTGAGATATTGACGCACCTTGCGAGACATTGAAGCGGCTGACTCTCCCTCGCCAATGGCAACGGTCATCGCAACCTCCATTTCTTCCCTGAGCTGCTTTACAGAGTTCCATACTCTCTGAGATAGATTGAGACCTTTCTCGGTACGAGAAATAAAAGCATCTCTCGCTCCCTCATTTCTTTGTACCCAAGCCGAGAACTCAGGACTTGATAAGACCTTTTTCCCGAAGCAAGAGGCTACAAGAGCATCGCATTCCTTGTTCGCCTCTTCCCATTCGAGCTTTATACCGCTTTCAATAGCCATAGTAGCGACAGAGTGCAGTCGTCTGAGAAGAGTCTCGACCTTTGTCTGCATCTTTCGACTCTCTCCGTCAAAGCTGAACATCACACCCTCATCAAGCGTTGGCACAGATTTATTTAGAGAAAGTATCTCATTCACTGTCTGAGCGAAGAGCTGCCTTACTTTCTCCGCATACGCTTCTGTGCGCTGAATACGCTTGATTACCGATAGTTTTGGGTCTGTCGGACTATGCTTTTTCGCCATTGATTATCACTTTTTAGCGTTCTTATTATCGTCTATCTATTCATCTTCGGGGTCTTCATCTTCATCACCGTCCGATGCGGACTGCGCCCCTGCACCTTCAGTACCTCCAAAGATTGCCTCCTGAGCTTTCTTTCGTTCCTCTTTCTCTTGCTGCAAACGCTTCAATTCGAGTTGATGGTCTTTGATGATAGGGTTCATCTCGATTGCACCCTCAGTAGAGAGAATTTCAGCTTCAACGGAACGAATGATATTGTTGAGAGCATCAGCCACATCATCACCGAAAGGCTCTTGGAACTCGTGTTCTACAACGAGGTTCTCACACTCTGAGGCGAGAGAAATATCAAGAACATTACCGATGATTGCAGTAATGAGTGATGCAGTTCTATCCATAAGCTCATCGTGTATCTCCTTATGCTTTGATGCCTTTATATCTGCAAGCATCATAACAGTACGGAGAGCCTTTCCTGAGAGCTGAGATACCGATTTGAGGGTATCAAGAGTGATTTTCGGAGTAAAGGTCTTACTCAGTATCTGGTCTTGCAGCCACTCGATTTCTTGCTTCTTGCTTTCGGGGGCACTATCCCAAGTGAGATACTTCGCTGCTTTATCGACTCCGTCTTTATCATTCGTGATGAGCATCTTTCCTGCCTCTTTTTTCTCAGGCATATTCTTGATAATCTCAGCATTCATAATAGCGATAGGGTCGGCGAAATAATCGTTTGTATCGGCAGTTCTCGATGCGATATGCTCCTCACGATGAATGAGAGCCTCTACACCTTTCCACTCCTTATCCTGCTCAAACAGAATGATAGGTATTTTACCGATGAAGTTCGGCTCTTCGATAACCTCCCAACCGATATTTCTCTTTGCACATCGATAGATGACATTTCGGGTATAGACATCGAAATGATAGACGGTGCTATCATTGTTCTCTTTCACATAATACCCCCAAGCGATAGAAAGGATATTTTCGTACTGGTCTTTACGGACATAGATTTCATCGCCCTTACTATAAGCAAGAACACGAATTTGCACATCAGCTTTGCCATCACTATCCTTGAATACTCGGAATAGCATCGCCGATTGTTCCTCAGCTCCTGCAAGTCTCTTACATTGGCGTATTTTACTATTGAAACGAGTATTTTTGATAACATCAAGATATTTCTCAAAAGCTCTATCCGTTCCCTCTGATGATTGAGTCCATTTGATAGGACGACCATAGAGGAATACGAGAGCAATCTCATTGATGTAAACAGGGTAAGGGATAGGCAATTTCCATACAGGTTCTTTGCGTAGGAAATTACCCTTTTTGTCGGTAATAATTTTATCCTCTCGCTTCATAATCTCGTGCGTAGAGGTTTCATACTCTTTAATGGCAGCAATAGCCTTATCAATTTTAGAAGTCATTTTATCCTTGACCCCCGAAATATCCTTTGCTGCCAACAACTTCTCGAACTCCTGATTATTACCTATCAGAGCGTTCAGATAATTACGAAATAAATCAAATAAGACCATTGTTGTATAAATTAAAGTTTTACAATCCGAAACTTGCTTTACTTAGACTATCGAAGTCTATATCATCATCTTCATCAATATATAAATCATTTATCGCATATCCGAGCAAATCGACAAACTCATCGTGAGGCTGAGCTGGGAAACCGCATATCTCATCGAGAAAATCATCATTCCAAATACCCTCTACAAGAAAGACTCTTCCACATTCAACTCTCGGAGAAACTGCCCTCAGGCGAACCTCTTTATCATCGGTAGGAGTGGGAGTCTCTTTTACATTGAGAGTAGAAATCTCTTTGAGCATATGAACTACACTAATACCATTCGCCTTTGGCTCAACATTGAGCTTTGACTCTCCTGATGCTTCGTGAGCTGCCATATAGTCAGGCAAGAACCTGAGTAGGTCGGGCATCTCCTTATACACTTTCTGAGCGTGAAAGATGTAGATGTAGTTCCTGATACGACAGGCTGCTATTATGCCGCTCGGGTCGTTATCCTGACCTTTCTTTTTCTTTCCATAGGCAGTATCGAGATAGAAGTGCATCGGCTCGTTATATCTGAGAGCCATAAACTCAGTGAATGATATACGCTGAAACCAATCTCTCTTCACGATATTACCGCCCTCTACGGTCGGGTGTTGCTGATAAAGAGCGTTGAACTCACGAGGAGCACGAGACTTCTGTTTATTGAGCTTCTGTATCGAGTGATGCGATGGCCACAAAGCATCTCCAATCTTTCGAGAACTCATACCTCCGTCATTCTCAACCTCACATATCGCAGGGATAGCAAGAACCGTCCATTCCTGAGGCTCACTCTTCAAGATACGCCCTGCAAGGTCATCCTCGTGCCAACGAGTCATAATGAAGAGCTGTTTTGAATGATTATGCAGACGAGTAGTAAGAACGGTATTATACCAATCCCATACCCTCTGACGATAGGTTACAGAATTTGCCTCATTAGCATCTTTCACAGGGTCGTCAATGATAGCTATATCGACAGGCGTACCTGTAAGAGAACCTCCGACTCCGACTGCCTTATAGAAGCCTTTTCTCCCGACCATTTCAAAAATATCTACATTCCTGAGATAACCTTTGATGTCGGTTCTTACATTCGAGCCATTGAGAAAGGTATCAGGGAATATCGCTTGATACTCTTTGCTATCAATAGTTCTCTGAATAGAACGAGAAAATTGTTCTGCGAGGTCTGAGGAGTATGAACAACCTACTATCTTCAAATCGGGATTTTGCCCGAAAGCCCACGCAGGAAACTGACGAGAGATGATTTCCGATTTACCGTGCTGAGGAGGCATAAAAACCATAAGATTTTTAATTTTACCCTCTAATAGCATTTGGCAATGGTCGGCGATAATCTTATGAAACCACTCTAATTCATACTTAGAGTTTGCATAACCGAGAAAACGAGAAAATGAGGTTGGAGCTTCGAGCCTTAACTTCTCTTGCTTCAATCTCATCAATTGCTGTTTTATCTCGATAGGCGATAGTTTCATTATTTATCTAACTTTTCAAGTCTCTCAATCTCTGCGTTAATCTCTTCAAGAGTCATCGGTTTATCATCTTCTTTCTTGACTATAATATCACTCTTCTGTCGGTTCTGATAATGCTCAGGGTCGAGGTTAGTAAGTAGGAATATAGCCGCTCCGACATTCGCCTGTATGTGAATTTTCTTCTTTTTCATCTTTACAGGGATAGGCTGACCTGTATTCGGGTCAGGTCGGAACTCCTGCTCAGTTTCTTCTCTATCGTATCCCTTTGCCGCCTGAGCGAGAGATACAGCAAGGTCGTGAGTGAGGTTCTGCTTGAAAACAGCCTTTGCTCGAATGACCGCCTCTTTGTACTGAGGCTTCTTCATCCATAGGCGATGCGTTTTCTCATCGATACCCATTTCCTTGCAATACTCTTTCAGCATTGCACCTCCGTAGTCTATTAAACCGTGCGTGGTAATCCAAGCCTCGCACTCTTCAATCTTTGCAGCATTGAACTTAGCCATTATTCAAATCGATTAGTTTATAGAACTCTTTGCGTAGCTCACTATTGAGATTGAATAATCCTGTAAAATGAGCCACCGTCATAGTTCCATCATTTCGTACACCTCGCATAGTCTTGCACATATGAGTACCTTTCATCACGATAGCGAAACCGAGAGCCTCACCGTCCAGAGCATCAGAGAGCATCTTGATAATATCTCTTGCGAGCCTCTCTTGAAGCTGCAATCGAGCTGCACAATAGCCGACTACACGAGCCACCTTTGAGATGCCAAGAATACGCCCCTTAGGGTTCGGGATATATGCAAAGTAGTATTGACCGAAAAACGGTAAGATATGATGTTCGCACATTGAATAGTAATCTCCTTTATCGAACACAATATCAGAGAGTCCGTCCTCATTCTCGAATGTGGTGATTTTCGGCTTCTGAGACTCATCATAGCCTCTGAAAATCTCTTTGAACATTCGCAGAATGCGGTCGGGAGTGCCTTTCAAACCCTCTCGTTCAGGGTCTTCGCCAATTGCTCGAATGAGCGTCTTTATCGCACATTCAATATCTTCTGTGTTTGGAGTGAGAGCTTCCATTTGGGATTTGATTTAATGAAGTTAATAGCCTGAGCGAGTATCTCTGCGTTCTCTTTCTCATCCTTGACATCGCAAGGCTGCACATAATACTCCTGAGCAATGATATTGTCATACTTCGACATATCCTGACCTTTCTTCACAACGACTTTCAATTCATCGATGTGGTGCAGCTTAATATCTGCATTCGGGCAGAACTCAAACTTAGGAGAACAGGTAATCCAATCGATGCGAGTCAGGTGGAACTCATCGAGAGGTCTTGTGCCGTTAGTCTCAATCTGAACGAACTTATCAGCACGATGCAATTTCTCAATGAAAGAGCCTTTGAGCTGCAAGAGTGGTTCGCCACCTGTAATCACGATGTGTTTTGCAGGATATTTTGCGATTTCCTGCATTATCTCGTCTTCGGTAAGGTCTTTATAAGGCTGATGCTCTGTATCGCAAAATTCGCATCTTAAATTGCATCCTGATAAACGAATAAAGACGCTGGGCGTTCCTGTAAAACGCCCCTCGCCCTGTATCGAGTAGAAAATCTCATTTACCCTCATAGCTCGTCCTCCGTTGAATTATCCTTAACATAGACTGCGATATTGCCCTCGCTCTCTTGAACTCGTGCCTTGTAGCACTCAGGAATTTGCTCAGTTACCCACTTAGCGATATTCTCAGCAGTAGGATTGAAAGGGAGTAGCTCATTAAAGTTACCGTGGTCGAGCTTTGAATGGATTTTCTCTTTGATATGCTTGAAATCGCATACCATTCCGTCTGCGTTCAGCTTCGGAGCTTTGCAGAATACCGTGATTATCCAATTATGACCGTGCAAATTCTCGCATTTACTCTTGTAGGAGAGAGAAAGTCGATGACTCCCTGCTATCTCCATTCGTTTTGATACATAGAACATAATTATTCGCTTTTATTGTTAGAAAATCTCGTGAAATAATAGAATACGGGCGTATCAAGAAGTGCCATTACGACCTTGAATAGATATTGCCCGAGTATCATCAGGATAGTAAGTTTCACTCCTCCGTCTTGCCAAAGCCAACCAAGACCAATACCGAAAGCGATAGTGATATAGATTGCGGTATCGATGACCTGAGATGTAATCGTTGAAGCATTATTCCATACCCAACGATATTGAGGATTTCCCGAAAACTTATCTCTGATTTTATGGAATATCCAAACATCCCAAGTCTGAGAACATAGATACCCGACCAAAGAACCGATAACGAAAATAGGAGTTTGACCGAGAAGCCTGTTATACGCATCCTGAGTCGCTGCATCATAAGCAGGGAGGTATTGAGTTGCTATGATGAGAAACAATGCGAGGAACTGAGCGAAAAAGCCTCTCCATACAGTTTTATTCGCCTCTGCCTTGCCCCATATCTCGCCGATAATATCGGTGCAGAGGAAAGTCAGGGCGTATGTGAGTGCTGCACCCGGAATGAGAACAGGAGAGCCGCCGATATACAGACCTGTGTTGATAACCTTTGCTGTTACCACATTGGCGATAATCAGGCATACAACAAACACTACATTGATAGCGATGAGATTTGAATTAGTCTTCTTCATAGTTGGTCGGGTCTTGTATTCCTGCATCTCTGAGAGCCTCCTTGCGTTCAATGCAAGTGCCGCACTTACCGCAATGCTTTTCGCCTCCCTTATAGCACGAATAGGTTAATGAATAATCAATACCGAGTTCTTTGCCTATCTTAGCAATATCAGTCTTCGAGATTGATGTATAAGGAGCATCAATAGTGATACCCTCATAAGTTCCTGCCTTGATAGCCTCACACATCGGCTTGATGAAATCGGCTCGACAGTCGGGATAAATCGAGTGGTCGCCGAAGTGATTAGCGATAAGGATTGATTTCAGACCTCTGCTCTCAGCGATGCCACAAGCGATAGAGAGCATTATTCCGTTGCGGAAAGGCACAACGGTAGATTTCATATTATCATCAGCATATCCACCCTCAGGGATTGCATCTGCACCCTCTAAGAGAGATGATTTGAAATGCTTACTGATGAAGTCGAGAGGAACAATAAGATGCTCGATACCGAGTGCATTACAGTGATGAGCTGCAAATCCTATTTCTCGCTTATTGTGATTGCTCCCATAATCGAAGCTTACAGCGAGGGCGATATTCTCGGACTTCTCATAGAGAAGAGTTACCGAGTCCATACCTCCCGAAATGATTATAAGTGATTGTTTTTCCATTATCTCAAACTTTTTATGTTCATAAGCTTTAAGAGTGTTAAGCTCATTTTTTCTATTCCGATGCTTTTTATATAGCAGACGGAATTAGAGGAATTTTTCTGCGTATTTACTGAATTTCACCCACTCATTGAAGTTGTTTACAGCTCCCTCTCTCGACTTCAAGCGACAGCCATCTTTCGAGAGTTGTTCCATAAGACCTGTATTCGGATTGAACTTATAGAGATAGCCGCCTCTATTGCCATAGAGCCACGCAGTGCTATCGACTGAGTCAAAGTGATATTTCCTCAGATTGGCAACGGTAGTATATCCCAGACCGTGAATTTTCGCACCGTGCTTGTGTGCCTCATTGATAAACCAAGGAAAGGCTTTCTCATAGATATTGCGAGGGATTTCCTTTGTTACGATGCCACCGAGAGCGACATACGGATACTCCTCACACATCTTGATAAAATAATCTTTACCTCTGTTTTTATGCCATACAGGGATAGGCTTCTTCTTTGTCAGGTTTTCGAGTTTCTTTCTGAGTCTTTCAACCTCAGGCAATCCCACTACACTATCAATATCCAACTCGAAGAAGAGTTTTATATCGTAGCGATTGATGAACGCAGCATATTCTTCAACATACTTATCCCAATCACATTCGCCCTTATGACTGCCCGACATAAAGGTAAAAGCTCCGCTATCGAGGAGGAACGAGCCAAAGTATTTAACAAGAGACATAAATTGCTCGTTCTTTCTCAGGTAATAGAAACTTTCGAGGATATTTATCTCTTTGAGAGCATCAGCACCCTCGCCGACAAAGAAATCAGTTCCAAAGAGAGACTCCCTAAGGATTTTCTTTTTATTGTTATCTCCTGCGATAAATACTTTCATTACTTCTACTACTTCGCTTCTTGATTTAGGGTCTGCTAAAAAAATCTTCATAGTTCTTTGCCAAAAGTCTCTGAGGTTTCCCGAAATACCGCCTGCTAAAAATATCCGCATAGCTACTTAATTTTGATACCCTCATATTCAGCAAGAGCCGCCTCAATTAGAGTTTTGATTTCGTCCTTTTGGTCGGCATACTCATCAGGAAGTGAAACCGTAATCTTTTCGCCTTTATCTTTCTCTGCGGCTTTGTCGATATTATCAAAGAACTCATCGACATTGATTTCACTTTCCATAATAGGCAAATCAATACCCCAGCTCTGCAATGCCTCTGTTTCCCATTCATTAGCCAGCATTGACCATTCCCAACGACCAAAGGAGATATTATCGAGAGCAACATATGCTTTCAGTCGCTCGAAGCTCGTTCCTTTCGGGTAAATGATACAGGGAGCAGTCTTGAAGCCGAGTTCTTTCATCGCTCGGTATCTCATATTTCCTCCGATGATGATATAGTTACCATTTTCGAGAGGATAGACTTTCAGCATATTGTATTTGAGAAACTCAGGATATTGCTGAATGTTCTGTTTCAAGAGTTCATACTTCGACTCTAAGATTTCACGAGGATTTGCGGGCAGACCTTCGAGCTGCCCCTCATTCATTTCAAGCTTTGAAAGCTCGATGCTCAGGATAGTTGTATCTACGACGTTCCCTGCATTTTCATTAGTTCCTTTGCCCATTTCGATATAATTTATAAGTACTTACTCCGCAAAGGTAATAAAAAAGAGTGCTTTTTAGGCACTCTTTTAGTCGAAAAAAAAGATTTTACCGCAAATAAGTATTGATTTCGTCCATAAATTGGTCAAATGACCGAGCAATGACATACTTAAATCCTGCCTCTTCGACTGCTCTTTGCCATTTCTTTTGAGATGGCTGCTGTTTGCCTTTCTCCCATTTCATTTCAATACAGAGACCGTGATAATGCTTAGAGGGGAAGAGTAATATCAGGTCAGATACTCCTGCAGTTGTTCCCTCTGCTTTCATTATCGCCGCCTCGACTCGCTTTCTCGCACCTCCATTCGGAACTGCAAATAATAACAAAGCGAGCTTCGGATATTGAAGCCTGAACCACTTAACGCAGTTCTGTTGCAAAACGCTTTCTAAGTGCCTCATAAGTATCTCAATTTATCAGAAAGGCAAATCATCTTTCGGCTCAGGAGTAGGATAACCACCGTAACCGCTCGTATTTGCGATATTTTCTTGCGTATTTTGCGAGTTCGGAGCTGCATCAAGCATTTGCATTACTTCGCCCTCAATCTCTGTTATATAACGCTTAGAGCCATCCTGAGCCTCATAAGAACGAGTCCTCATCTTACCCTGCACATATACCGAGCTACCTTTATGCAGATATTTCTCGGCGGTCTCGGCAAGTCTGCCCCATAATACGACATTATGCCATTCTGTTTTATCGGGGATTACCGTTCCGTCTTGCTTTTGAAACCCTCTCTCTGTTGTGGCGACAGAGAAGCTCGCTACTTTTTTACCTGTTTTCGTCATCGCTACCTTTGGACTATCTCCGAGATACCCTGCAACGATTGATAAATTCACTGATGCCATTTACTTTGTACTTTATTGCTATTATGTATTATTTTATATATTTATTATTATATTATCTACTTATAATCGATAGTAATAGGTCAATATCGAAAATCTGTAAAGTGAATTATTACACCTCTGAAAACCTTATCCTCTTTCGGTTCTCGCCCAAAGAACCATTCTTTGAAATCAGGTATCGAGAGACCGTCATTTTTGGCGATTTCGTAGCAATCGGCATCAAGCCACTCTCTACCGTCTATCTTCGCTGTTATCGTATCATTATCGGCGTGATACTTCAACTCTATACGCTGAATGCCGATAGGCTCAAATATCCGCTTGATTTCGACCTGAGGCGAATTATAAGGCTTTGCCGACCATTGACGAACCGATAGATAGAAGTTACCTCTTTCGATTTTCTCTCTATTCAATTTCCATAGGTCATAATTCTCACGAATAGTATGAATTTTCTTGCCCTGAGTGAGCTTCTCTTTGAACCCTGTCGGCTCGCCTCGTTTGCTATGAGTGGTAGGAAATACCCTCGACAGTGTTATGATGATTTTCTTTTTCATTTCGAGTTATTTTGATTGATTTTTACATTATCTGGGATAGGATAGAAGCAAGGACAATCCTCTGTTTCTGCATCATATACCGCACCTGTAAAAGATGCAAGTTCATTTATCCCTGCCTCTTTGCGTTTATTCCATTCCAAGAATAGATGATACCTGAGGCAAGACTCATTTATCGGGCATAAATAGCCGCTACAATGAGCAATATCTGCGTTATAGTGTTTCATTCTCCAAATAGATTAGGTTGCTTCGGAATTTCCTTTCCGATGATTGTGTTCACTCTCGCTATCTCTTCGTCAACCTCTTTTTCGAGTTGCTTT